GAACAAAATCTACTTTCTTTATTTAAAAGAAACGAGGCACGATTAATAGCAACCACTACATTACCATGTTCACATTGTGCACAGCTTATATGCTGTTGGAATATACCTTTAGTTTTATATAAAACTGAATATAAGAGGGATAATTTAGCCTTGGACATCTTTAAGTTTTATGGAGTTACTATAAAAAAAATTTCTTAAAAAGATGGTGGAACAATTATCCAGCCATATAAATATGCAATATGGCCGTAGCTACGATTTCTGTTAATTTTGCCAACGCCGCTGAAGTTGCTGCAGGGGTTGAAACAGCGAAAAGTATTAATCCTGCAGTATTAAACCAGTCCTTAAGGAGTGGTACGTTCGGCGATGCCAATGTTAATGCACTTACTTCGCGCAACACCATAGTTGCGCCATTTTTTAAAGGTAGTGGTAGTCAGCTTACGGACTTACTTACATTAACTGGTGGTAATATTACGTTAACAGTAGGAAGTTCCGGTAAGTATTCTAAACTACAATCTGCACTTAATAGTCTGAGTGCTCTTATATTTGATGATACAGCTAATGTACAGATTCTTTTGGCAAGCGAGAGGTTTAATGAAGCTACAACAATTGACCTAGGTCACTCATACGGGGATAGCATTACTATTCGTGGTGTAGAAGATGTATTTTTTAGACCAGTTTTTGGTTCTCCTATTGTCGGGGTAAGCGGGGTTAATATACCAGCCTTGAGTGCCCAAATCCAGCTTTCTACAAGCTCAGATCTACCTAATGTAGGTGATTATGTAAATATATATGCAACGTCGGGAAGAGAGGTTGCATATCAGAACTATTTTTACTTGGTAGATACTACTTCTGGTTCTAATAGTATTCAGTATAGACTTATTGTTAACTTACAATTCGAAGATACTGCTGCATATGAAGAGGCTACTAACTCCCCTTTGATTCCTATAACCCCGGTCGGTCATAAGCACTTACTAACTTATTTTACGTCAAACAACATAGTTTCTCAGGTTCGTACAGTTTCTGCTTACTTTACTGCTGGTAGTCCCGGGGGTAAACGTAATAGCGTTGCTTATTTTGAAAATTCTGGGGCAAGCAATAACCTGCCAACCGGAGATAATTCGTACTTAGCTGCAAAAAATTTAATTGTGCAAGTGGGGAATCCTGAATCTTTTAGAAACACTACATTCACACAAACACCGTTAGGGTCAGAATCTAAAGGTATTTTAACTTTTGCTGATGGAGTAGCTACTAATACCTGGCTAAATCCTGGTGATGCAATCTATGCATTAGGTCAGGTATCTATTGTAGAATCAGTTGCCTCGAATAATACCTGTGTTATTGATGCTGCCTTTAAATTCAAAACCTCCGGGGCCATAACAGATACAATTGCTGTGGCCACCCCGTTTTTGGTTAAAACATTTCACGAAAGATATCGTGGGTTACACCGGGTGGTCAATGTAGATGCACCCAGTCGCCGGGTTATATTAGAAATACTTAATTATGGTTATACCACGAATTCCATGGCCCCCTATAGCCATAGCTATGCACTAAACCCTATCTCAGGCTTTCCTTTACCTTTTTACGGAATTTCAAATATAGGTAATCAATTTAATATTACCCGAGATCCTAAGTATAGGCCTCCAGTTATATCTAACCCTTCCGCACCCGTAGCAACTTATCCGCAAGCAAAAATTATTAAAACTAAATTAAACTTTGATAATGCTGTCAGTGCCCTTTACCCGGTACTTTCTACAGGGTTTGCATGCATGTCTATTAATGGAAGCACTATTAAAGCAGTTGATAATTTAGTTATTGAAAATGATGGACCTCTTAAAAGTTTTGGACTTGCAGCCGGGTACGGGGGCACTCAATTAGAAGGAAGCACTCAAACTTCTGGTGCAAGCGGTGTTAGTGACACCCAGGTCTCGTCAGTAATTACTACTCGCCCTGCATCTCTGACGTTTGGGATTAGTGGGGTAGGAATTTACGGAAAATTTCTTAATCATATAGCTAATTTTGATTCTTTTTTAGCGGGCTCCAACATCGGATGTACCGGGATTGATAGAAACGTCAATTCAAGAATTGAGTATTTTGGTAGTACTGCCAACTGCAATATCACCTACAATAGTAATGGAACTGGTACCTTGCTTTATACAGCACTTAATGGACTATATTCCACTATGCAGGTATATGGCGCAAATCACATTACAAGTAATGCTTATAGTTTTGTGTTTGCTACTAATAATACAGAGCAAGGATCTATAAGTAATTTTATAGGTATAAGTAGACACTCCGGGTACCGAACCAGTGGTATTTATAATCTCCGAGCATCACGCGGACAACTTTGGAATACTAATAGGGGCTTCAATCAATTTTACGGGGGCCAATTTTATGGGACCGGCCAGTTAAGCCAAGTTGACTTTTATCATGGATTTGGTATTTTACACACTCAGTTTTCTGTACCTAATGGGACTTTGTACCTCTCCGTACATAATGTAAAGGGTACATTTTATCCAACTACATCGGGATTTATTAATTTTTCCGGAGGTATAATGATCGGGGGTACTTCTATTTACGCGTATATGGGAGGAGCATTTACTATTCCCTCCACCGGGGGGGATTTCGCCCATCAAAAATTTGTTTTAATGGATTATGTATTCGGGGGACTGGGAACGGGTCATACGATTCGTGCTCAGGACCAACTTTCCATACTAGCATGTAACTATATTGTTAATGTAGCCGGCCTAGGTACATCAAATTTAGTTAATCTAGGTGGGGGATATTATAGAAATACGACTGTTGCCAACGGGGCAATGACAAGTGGTAGAACCATTGCTACAGATAATGTATGGTTCCCTCCCGCCGCAATATAATTTATGCAAGCTATATATTCTATAAAAAATTCTGAGATAAGTATTTTTGATGTAAGATCAAATTATAACTCTGATTCTTCGGCGTCTTATGTATTTGAACCGGCAGGTGCCCCGAGAAAAAATATTGAGGTACCTGCGGTTCCTAGCTTTGCTAATAGCCCTACATGTCCAAAGATAATTAAACCAGCAAATCCATGGACTTTTTGGGATACAGCAACAAAATTAGAAAGTGTTAGACTACAGCGAGATTATTTGCTCGGGTTATCGGATTGGCGCGTTATTAAAGCAACCGAGACCCAAACACCAGAATCTCAGGCCTGGCTTGACTATAGACAAGCTCTCCGGGATTTTCCTAATTTAGTCAATGTAAATCTGCCTATAGAACAGATTGTCTGGCCGCAACCACCGAGTTGATTTTTATAATCCTTTATATATTATATAAGATATGACACCTAATATTTCACAAGAACAACTCAAACCTACCCCCGCAGAAGACAAGGCTATTGTTGAAGTGCGTGAAAAGCTTGAAGCTCTTCTTAAGATTAATGAACTATCCCTTTACCCTTCCACTATTCTTACCGGGGATGGAGGTATTATTCATAAAATGGATTTAGTTCCTAACCGGGTTATTAAGCTTTCCCGTGAACTTGCCAAACAATCTGTGGGTCAAAATACCCAGGCTTCCCCATAAATAATGGGTGAGGCATTACTGGCAACCTAAAATAGATTCATACATACCGGAAAGTTTTGCCGGCAACACCGAGCGAGTATCTCAGCCCTATGAATATACTCCCCCTATTTCCGACTACGTGGGTAATCAGAACTATGCCACAGAAGGTGAAGAAATAAAAGTAGATATTACCGGTTTTGGAAAACTAACGGTAGGGGAAATTCGTAAAAAAATAACAGACATTTTAAACGATCTTATCTTGGCCGCTGACAGCGATAATATCAATGATGCCGAAAAATTAGAACATAAATTGTTTGCAGCTCCCGAACTTAATAATCTTATTAAACAATACGTAAAGCACATTAAACTACTCAAAGCTAAAGTCTCTTGATAATTAAATATTTCCGGTAACTAATATATGACCGGGAAGGTAAAGCAAAAAATAACTGCCGATTATATTCTAGATGTTTATCAGGAGTATAAAAAACTAAAAGGCAAAGATGCTCAAACCCTTTATCAGGCAGTGGTGGCGTTGAGCAAACACTTAAATGAATGGTTAGTAGTTCCCGACGAAATTGCCAAATATAAAAAGAAATCTTGATTCTAAATTTTAGTCATATATCATTAATATATGGTAATTGAACAGGTTGTCTTAGAATGGACAGATATTACTGATTTGGTTAACACATTACATGAGAAGTCCTCTGAATGGGATGGAAAAAATAACGGTATTATTGGTATTGCCCGGGGTGGGCTTATCCCCGCGGTATTACTATCCCATAGGAAACCGAATTCTCAGGTGTTTACGGTTGGAGTGAAGAGCTATGATGGTACTAACCGAGGCCAAGATACTATATATCAACACCCCACTATTGAGCAATTAAATCAGTTTGAGACATTATATCTTGTTGATGATATATGTGATACCGGTCTAACCTTTAAAAACTTGTTACAAAAGACTTTTAGGGGGCTTAATATAAAAACGCTTTCTTTACTATATAGAAAAAACGATATCTATACCCCGGAAATATACGGTCAACTTATTTTGGACGAAAATTGGCGTGTATTTCCCTGGGAAAAAGACTAAATACTTTATGAGCACATCTATTGTTATGAGAACGGCTCCCCTGGGCTTGGCCCAATAATTCCCCCTAAATTTTATGAAAACAAACCAACACACACACCTACTGCTTCTGGTCCTTGGGCTAGCAGCGTTGACCAAATATAGCATGAGTAGTCCTTTATATCCAAAACTGGATATTGACTATATTACCCAAGAATATAGCTATATTCATAAACCTACTAATGTGGTTGAATTAAAGCAGGTACTAAAGGAACTACCCAAGGAACAAGAAAAACAAATAGCCAAGAAAATTAAAGTTCGTAAAGAAGGCATAGTGTTAGATGGTACTTTAATTCCAAAAACGGATTCCTGTAATTATAGAACCCTTACAGTGCGTTTAACCGTGTACTGGGCCAAAGGCGGAGAAACAGATAGAGATAGTAGCAAATTTAAAAGCTCTACTGGTGCCACCCTAAAACAAGGTGAATCTATTGCGGTAGACCCGAAAATTGTACCTTACTGGAAAGATGTAATTATCCCCAATGTAGGGTTAGTAAAAGCCGTAGATACAGGGACTGCAGTTAAACAGAAGCGGGCCTCTAATGGTAAATTACCAGTTATTGATGTATTCTTTACTCATAAGAAAGATGCCATATTGTTTGCCAACCGCTATCCTAAGGTGGTAACGGTAGCTGTATTAAACTAAATAATTGGTGAGATTTGATAGTGTTGTAAAGAAACTATTAGAGCAGGCCGAACTCCCACCCCCCGCTTATGTCCAGCAATTTGATTTATCCGACCGTGATAAAGATATATTAGCCACTTTACTTGTAAAGGAAGCGGGAGGTGAGAAAGATTATATTGCAGGAATGGCTGCCGTAATGAACGTTATTTTTAACCGGGCAAAAGGCAATCCTCAGAATTTTGTGAGAGAAGCAACTCGTAAGTTTCAATTTAGTGCATTCAACGATATTAAAACCCCCCAACAAATGATAGATTTAATTAATAGTACTAAACAACACCGGGCTTACCAGGCAGCCCGAGATATGGTAAATCGTGCGGTCCAGGGCAAGTTAACAGATATTACCGGAAAATCTACCCATTATTATGCTGCTTCAGGTCCTAATAAAATTGTACCGCCTAAATGGGCTGACCCCACTAAAAAAACCAATAAAATCGGCCACCACCAGTTTTATACCGGAATTCGTTAACGCTTCTTTTTTTTCTTTTTCTTAGGAAGAGCTACAATTACCCCACTTTCTTGCCCGGGGGCAATCCCAGGGATTCCTGCTCCCTTAAATCCCGCAGGTAGGGATCCGGTAAAATTTATGTTTGGCCCGGGAGACGGGGCCGGCCTCCCATAAATGTGACGGGCTTGAGGGTAAACGTTAAAATCCTCCAATATTTTTTCTACTCTTTTATCAAATGCTGACATTAGGTTTTAATAATTTTGTGGACAACCGCAGAAGGCTGTATGTTATTATGAGGCTGGCTGCCCCCGGTAGACTGGAGAGTAACTGAAGAGGTTACCGCAGAAGTCTGTACTACATGAATACCGTCAGTTCCCACAATACTACTGGGGGAATTATTACCCACGTTGTGGGTATGTGCAGGCATTTCCGCGGTAGTAAGAAGATGTTGTTCCGAGCCCACGGACTGACCCAATGTACGGGTGGTAAGACCGGTTCCTTGACCGGCACCAATAGTAGCTCTTCCTCGAAGATCGGGCAAGTTAAAGGTTGTAGAACCATCACCACTTCCCCAGATGGTACCAATAATAGCAAATAAGCTTGCGTAGGTGGTACGACTTATTGCGGAACCATCACACAGCAAATAACCGGTAGGGGCAGAGGAACCGGCGTAATCAAAAATGGTACCCGGGGGAATGGTATTTCCCGGGGAAGTAATCAACGGGGCAATTGCGGTGGCAAACGTGGCCAGAGGAACATCTGCAGGAGAGCCGGCCGTGGTTAAACGTGCCTTTACGGTATCCGCATTCATATTAGAGAGTTTAGAATTGGAAACCGCCGCATCCGTTATTTGTAATGCATTGTTATTAAAGGAAAGTTCAGAAGAAGGGGTCGGTAGCTGAACAATGGTATTACTTCCAATCAATTCAAGACCTTGACCAATAGAACCGGTGTTAAAATAACTAAAGTTTAAGGATGCCCCCGCCACGCTAATAGTCCCATTATTATTAGCTATAGTAACATTATCGGGGGTTAAGGTTGTCCCAAAGCGGCGATAGCTTGCCGTTTTTGTAAAATCAGCACCCGTTAATGTATAGACAAGGTTTGAGGCCATGTCATATACTAGATCCCCACTTGCTGGTGCCAAGGTACTACTAACATTTGAGTTAACAGGTCCAAACGTGACAAACCCTAGATTTCTTACTCCCACAGGAACGCCACCGGCGGTGTTTCCATCACCTACATATAATCTTGCAGAATCAAATGCATAACCGGGCTCTCCTTGTAGTAAAACTGCACCAGTTCTCTCCGCCTCTGATCCTTGACGAAATAATATACGCGTAATATTGGCCATACAATATTATATATTTAGGTAATTTGATTATTATACCACCGTGTTTATAATAGGTTTATGCAAGGCTTTCATATATCCTGTATTATTACCGGGGAAGAACAGTATTTAAATAAGAACACTTTAGAGAATAAACTAAAGAAATTTGGGACAACTGATAACTTACAAAAATTCTTTGTTTCTCGACCAGCTGCCAAACTCCTTAAATCAGGATTATCAGTTCAACAGGTCCGAGAAAAACTAAAAAGTACCTTGAGCAACCAAGTAGATATGGAAGTACTTTATAAATTAAAATTGATTAAAATTGGTAAGAAGCGTAAAAAGACTTTATCCCCCCAGGAACAGCAACAACAAGACGAACAATCCCGGGAAAATGAACGAAAGTATTATGAACATCGAGAAAAAATGTCAACCTGTTTGAAGACTTGGGTGGAGTGGTCTACCGGGGGGCCTAATAAGTGCCAGGTCCCCCACGGGGGTACTTGTATACGCCCGGATATCTACTATGATAACGAAGGTAATAGACAGGGACGGTGTCGGCCATGTCCTTACCATGAACATTGTCTTTGTACAAATAAAGAGTTGAAATGAAAACTAAAAAGCTAAAATGTATTGTTACCGGTCGAGTGCTTAATGCTACCGTAGATTATTATACAAAGAAGCTGGAAAAAGCCGGGACGGAAGCTGAACTCAAAAGAACCTATGTTTGTAAAGAGGCTAAGGATTTATTAGAAAAAGGTCTTACCGTTGACCAAGTTAGACAGCAATTAGATGCAGAGCCCAATCTATCTGAAGTACCTCAGGACGTACTACTAGCCTTGACCACCAACGAATACGGTTTAAAGAAAAATACTCTTTTTGCAGAATTAACATCCTTCACCCACCAAGAAACCGATCCAGACGTACTTGCTTTCATAAATAATATATCGTGACTGTACAAAAAAACTATACTGTTACTATTACCGGTAGTGATGGACTTAAATGTATTGATGCAAATACCGGTGTCTTACAAAATAGCATGAGGTTTGTCGGTACTCTAATATCCGGTCCTATAGTAACTGGTGATCGAGTCACTATAGTTGTTAAAAAAGGTAACACAAATTTTGGGTATGTTTATAAGCTACCTAATTTTCTTTTAGCTACTACGTTTCGCGGATAAAATAACTGTTGATATATCATTGTAGTATGTTATCATTCAAGCATGGTAACGCAATTAAGCCACGAACTTGCTGAGGTTAGTCCTTCCTTTGACTATCCGTTACTCGAGGATTTTAATCCCAGTGTATTTTGTGGTTACGTAATTAAGAATCTTTTTGATGAAAAGAGATTTAATATTAATAAAAAATATAATCCCCAAAGATTTTCTTTTAAGACCAATGAAAAGACTTATAGGCTGTACGGTATGGTAAACGAGGTACCCGTAAATAATCTTTTCGTCAAAGCTTTAATTAACACCCCACCAACTAACATTGGTGAATATAATTCTCTGTTAACATTAAATGGTCTGTCTTGTTTCTCTTGCTTCCTATATTTTAATCCTGGCCTGTATCCTATAGACACTTCTCATACAACAACTTTTATTCCAGATGTAGATTTAAAGAATTTTTCCTGTGAAAAATCTCTTCCCTTTTATCAAAGCATTGGGCATATTTATTTGTTTGCACTTATAAATCTTGATAAAAAATAATTTATTTTTTCTGAGGAAACTCTTTGACTTCCTCGGTATAAATATAAAATATTTTCTAAAGCAATGAGTACACTTTTAGTTACAAAACGAGACGGGGAAACAGAAAAATTTAATATCGAAAAAATTCACAAAGTAATTTCCTGGGCCTTAGAAGGGCTAGAGGGGGTGAGTTTATCGGAGGTTGAAATTAATGCCAAGGTTAATATCGTTGAGGGAGTTACTACCAAGGAGATTCATCAAAGTATTATTGAGGCCGCGGCCAATTTAATCTCCATTGATAAACCCAATTACCAATACGTGGCCGGGAGATTGTTAAATTATCAATTAAGAAAGGATGTGTGGGGAGGCAAACACCCACCTCGCTTAATTGACACCATTCACAATGGAATTAAAAAGAAAATATATGACCCGGTAATTTTAGAAAGGTATACCGAAGACGAATTAAACAAAATCGGGGAATTTATCGACCATGAAAGAGATTTTATTTTTACCTATGCGGGGATCAAACAGTTATGTGACAAATATCTGATTAAAAACTGGGTCACCCAAACCATCTATGAAACCCCCCAGTTTGCTTATATTTTAATTGCCACTTATGGTTTTATTAATTATCCCAAAAACACCCGGTTAAGTTATATTAAACGGTTTTATGATGCTTGTTCTAAGCATAAGATCAATCTGCCCACCCCGATTATGTCCGGGGTACGGACCAATTCCCGGGGCTACGCCAGTTGTTGTTTGATCGGTATTGATGATACCAAGGAATCTTTAACGGCATCGGGAACGGCTATCTCGTTGGCCACGGCTAGTCGTTGTGGTATTGGTTTTGATATTTCCCGGGTCCGGGCTATTGGTTCTCCTGTCAATGGGGGTTCCATTGTGCATACCGGGGTGATTCCCTTTCTAAAGATATATGAGGCGTGCGTGAAGGGCTGGTGTCAAAATTCTTCTCGGGGAGGTGGCGGCACAAATAATATACAATGGTGGCATTACGAGATTGAGGACGTGGTGGTTTTAAAGAATAATGCAGGCACCGATGATAATCGAGTTCGTAAATTAGATTATACCGTGGGAATGTCTAAACTCTTTTACGACCGGGTTATTAAGAACGAACAAATTACTTTATTTTCTCCCCATGAAGTCCCCCACTTATATCAGGCCTGGGGAAGTCCTAAATTTGATAAAGTTTATGAGGAGTGTGAGATGGATAGAAAGATTAAGATGAAAAAGAAGATATCTGCACGAAAGCTTATGTCTTTGATTGTTAAAGAACGGGTGGAAACGGGAAGAATCTATATTCTCAATGTAGATACAGCCAATGAACACGGGGCATGGGCTGAACAAGTAACTATGTCCAATCTTTGTACGGAAATTATTCACCCGGTCATACCTATCCAGGATTTCCATGACCCCGAGGGTGAAATAGGTATGTGTATTCTTTCGGCGGTTAATATGTTGGAAGTTAAAAACTGGGGGGATTTGGAAAAAACGTGTGAGTTAATCGTGAGATTTTTGGATGAAATTATCGATATACAAGATTATTTTAATAAAGCGGCAGAAAACTTTGCCAAAAAACGGAGAAGTTTAGGGGTGGGTATTACTAACTTGGCCGCTTTTCTGGCTAAAAATGAATTAAAATATACCAGCTCCAAAGCATTACCGGTATTGGATCAGTGGATGGAACATTTCCAATACTATCTACTCAAGGCCAGTCTACAACTAGCCAAAGAAAAAGGAAAATGTGAGAAGTTTAACTGCACCAAATATGCCCAAGGTATACTTCCCATTGATACCTATAAAAAGAAGGTCAATGAATTGGTTCGCCGTAAGTTTGAACTGGACTGGGAGGCGTTAAGAAAAGAAATAAAAGAACACGGACTCCGTCACAGCACACAAAGCGCGATTATGCCCTGCGAGGCTTGCCAAAGTTTAGAAACAAAAATTCAAACATCCCAAGGAGTTTTTACATTAAGGGAATTAATCACCAAAGCAGGACTAGACATTAAGATTATTGAAGAACAGGGAATTCCTGGATGGCATGAACTAATAACCCCTTTTTATGTTAAAACATTGGAAGGAGACCAAATAGTAGAAAAAATTTATTATAATGGATTATCTTCGGATATGTATGAAATAGAATTTGAAGATGGCAAAACCTATAAATTCACGGGCAATCATAAACTTTTAGTTAAACGGGGAAACATTGACGTATGGGTATGTGTCAAGGATTTAAAAGAAAATGATGAGATAGTTGAAATTTCGTCTCACACAGCATGAAACAACACACCGTAGGCATAAATAATAATATGAACCAGGTATTCACCCCCCATACTATTTCTAAAAGAATGAAAGCTAAGCTCTGGAATTCTGACTACCTATTAACAAACATTAATAAAATTAAAAAGGCCTTATACCTTAACAACAAAGAAATATCCGATGAATGCACGGTTGAGTTTTTAAATTTTATCTTTCAAGCTTCTATTTTGCCGAGCCAAGCTAGAAAATACTACAACCAATGTAGAGATTTTAATTTAGATAGATATAAAAACTATTTAAGTTCTCGTAAGCAAGGTGATAATTCATCTTTTAAATATCTATATAATTTATACGGTAAGTACGCTCAAGAAATGCGGGATAAAATCAGTGCCTCTAGATCATCACCATGGGATCCTAAATCATATTCAAAAAATCACGGTATAAGTCTCCAGGAGGCAAAAGAAAAAATATCAAATATATTAAAAAACAAATCAACAAGCCTTGAGGGATTTATCAGAAGACATGGACAAGAGGTAGGCACACGCATGTTTAAAGAATGGAGACAAAAATGCCTACTTAAAAAAGAAACATTCCTAACGCGTTATGGCCAGGAGAAGGGAGAAACAGAGTGGGCAAAGCATATTGAAAGAAAGAAAGCTTGTAACCCTAGATGTAGGGAATATTGGATTAAAAAAGGATTAAAAAGAGAAGAGTCAATATTAAAAAATATTAGCAAATTTCAACTAAACAATGCAGGCGTCCATAAAACTTTTTTAATTAAAAAATATGGCAAAAAAATTGCACTACAAAAATACTCAGAACTTAACCGGCGTAGGGAGAATTCTAGTCTAAAATATTTTATAGGAAAATATGGTGATACCCCCAAAGCATACGCTCTTTATGCAAAGCGCTGCGAAAGTAAGGATGGCGTAAGTATAAAATCATTTCTTGCTAGAGGATATTCTATTGAAAAAGCAACAGAACTTCATAAGCAAGCAGTACAAAAAAGAAAAAGCGGAAGCTACTCGCGCGAATCTAATCTTTTTTTTAAAAAAATAATTAAAGCCCTAAATCTTAAAAACAAAAAAATATATACTAACAAAACTGAATGGTACTTATACGATACTTCATATAAAAAATTATATTTATATGATTTTACTATTTTTGATAATGATATAAAGTGTATAGTTGAATATCACGGGACTGCTTTTCATCCAAGCAATAATTTATCGGAAGAGAAGTTTTTAAAGTGGAAATCTCCTTATTCTAAGCAAACTGCTGATGAAGTAAGGGCTCACGACAAAAGAAAAAAAGACGTAGCAATAGAAAATGGATTTCATTTTTTAGAAGTTTGGTCCGACGAGAAGGATAAAAAAGAAAAAGTTATAAATTTTTTACAAGAAAAATTAAATTTATGAAAATTAAAAAAATAACTAAATTAACCGAAAAGATTCAAACTTATGACATAGAGGTTGCCAATGTACACCATTATGCCCTGGATAATGGATGTATTGCCCATAATAGTTCCGTTATTCAATCTTCCACCAACGGTGTTGAGCCTATCCGGTCTCTGATCACTTATAAAATGTCTAAGACCGGTAAGCTCCCCGTACTTGCCCCCGGTATTGGTAAGTATGAACAAAACTATGAACTGGCGTTTGATTTACCCGATAATACCGGTATTATTAATATTAATGCGGTTTTACAGAAATATATTGATATGGCTATCTCTACCAATATCTATTACAACTATAGCCACTACCCCAACCACGTCCTTCCTGATAGTAAGGTAATGAAGGAAATTATGTACGCATATAGTACCGGTTTAATTAGCCTTTATTATAATAATACCGATGATGGTGACAAGGAGCAATCTTTAAAAGAAGAAAATAGTGATTGTAGCAGTGGGGCCTGTAAGCTTTAATAAATAAAATGCAACGAGAGGAATTACTAAACTTTATAGACCGGGCGTTACAAAACTCAAACAAAGATAGTTTATGTTATATTAAGAAAAACAAAAAATTTACCCCACATTATGAATGCTTAATTTCTAATACCCCTCTATGGGCAGTAAATAGACCTTTTCGCGAAATTATTTATATATTTAAAAATAATATAGTTAATGAACCAACATGTATTTATTGCAAAAAACCATCTCTATATTTTGTTAATAAAACAAAAGGATATTGTAAGTTTTGTTCAAAAGACTGCGCAGATAAATTTTATACAGGTAAATTAGGTGTTGAACGTGCATTGAAAGCCAACAATACAAAAAGAAATACTATCATAGACGGTAAAAACATGTTCCAAATTACAGGTCACAAGAGCTATAAAACCCAAATTAAAAATAATTCTCATTTAAATTGCACAAGAGCTGCACAAAAATGGATTAAAAATAACAAGGAATTATTCTCGGAAAGAATAAAACATACGCTCCGTCAAAAAGATTCTCAAGGATTAACCCCCGCAAAAAGGGCTAGATTAAAGCGAGATGCTATAGAAAAGGCTAAAACATATACAAAATATTTAGAATTAATGAAAAAAGATAATCTTTTACCACTTTTCACTCAAAACGAATATATTGAAAATTTGAAAACTCAAAAATATGTAAATTTAAAATGTTTAAAATGCGGATTTATATCACGGGTGTATCTAGCGTATTATCGCTGTATTAAATGTAAGCCCTTTAAGGAATCAAAACCGGAATTGGAAATAATAAATTTTCTAAAAGACTATAACCCCGCACATAGAGTAAGAATTTACAATCGACTAGAAGTAGATATACTTTTAAGTGAAAAAAATTTAGGTATTGAATTTAACGGGCTTATGTATCACTCATATGGTATACATAGGAGTGAAAAGTTTAATAATTATGATAAAATAAATATAAATAGACAGTTAAGAAAAACTGATTTATGTGAACAACAAAATATAAAACTATTTCAAATATTTGAAACTGAATGGTCAGATCCCGTGAAAAAGGACATATGGAAAAGTGTTCTGCTAAACGCTCTGCAAGATAAGTCAATAAAAAAAATTAACGGTAGAGATTGCACGGTAAAGTCTATATCCAGCAGAGAGTCGATAGATTTTTGTGAATTGCATCATTTACAAGGGGGATTAAAAAGCCCAATAAATCTAGGATTATTTTATCAGGAGGAACTAGTTTCGGTTATGACATTTTCTAAGCCTAGATTTTCTACCCATTCTTATGAACTGTTAAGATTTTGTAATAAAAAATATTGTAAAGTTATGGGCGGGGCAAGCAAATTATTAAGTTTTTTTGAGAGAATGTATAGCCCCATATCCCTAGTAACCTATGCAAATCGCCGATATAGTAGAGGTGAGCTGTATAAAAAGCTTGGATTTACTAAAACTAAGATTAATCAGCCCAATTACTTCTATTTTCAGCCAAATAAAAATATATTATACTCTCGAGTGAAATTTCAAAAACATAAATTAAAATCTTTACTTGCTAATTTTGATGCAAATAAAACTGAAATTGAAAATATGTTAAATAATAAATATAGAATTATCTATGATTGTGGTAATATAACATTTGTTAAAACCTATGAAAACCGTGCTTAACTTAAAAAATATCGATCATACCAAACAACCTCTTTTCTTTGGGGAAGGTTTAAACCTTCAAAGATATGACCGGTTTAAGTATCCGGTGTTTTTCGAACTATTTAAAAAGCAGGAAGAATTCTTTTGGTGGCCCCATGAAATATCCCTACAAAAAGACCGGCACGATTACAAAGAACTAGCCGGACCGGAACGGTTTGTATTTGACCAAAATCTTAAATTCCAAACGCTAGGAGATAGCATGTTATCACGCTCTATTCATTCCTTAAAGGATTACGTTTCCAATCCCGAGTTAGAAATCTGTATGAACACCTGGCAACGGTTTGAAGGTATTCATAGCTATAGTTACTCCTACCTTCTCAATAACGTCCACCCCCATGCCTCTCAATTCTTTGATAGCATCATGGAAGATAAGGAAATTGTAAGCCGGGCGGAACTCATTCGAGGTAATTTTGATAAAATTCTTGGGGATGACGTCAAGAAAGATCCCAAACAGAAAATTTTTGATTGTATCTTAGCTGTCAATGTAATGGAAGGGTTGGTATTTTACGTGAGTTTTGCATGTTCTTTTTATTTTGGGTACCGGGGAAAGATGGAAGGAAATGCCAAGATTATTAAGTTTATTCAACGCGATGAGGCACAACATTTTGCCATTACCCAGAATTTAATTAAAATTTTACGGGACGAGGATAAGGAGGGGTTTACCCAAACGGTAAAAAAGAGTGAAGATAAAATCTATGCCTTTTACGAACAAGCGGCTAAAAACGAGGTAGAATGGGCCCAGTACCTGTTTAGTAAGGGGTCATTATTGGGGTTAAATGCTGAGGTATTGGGGGGTTATGCCAAATGGTTATGCGATAACAGACTCCGTTCTTTAGGGTACAAAAAGCTCTTCAATCAAAAAGAAAATCCTATTTCCGGGTGGTTAGATAGTTATTTGGACAGTAGCAAAGTACAGGTTGCCCCCCAAGAAACAGAAATTAGCACCTACAAAATTGCCGCCCGCGATACTAATATCTCTGAAGAAGTGTTTGCCGACATTGATCTGTAAGTAATTTAGAACCTCATAAATACGGTCAAATTTGAATAAGTATTTGTGTGCAAAAAAAGCATAAAAATAAAAAGGTTAATAACCTAAGATTAGAGGAATGTCAGCAAATTCTTCAGAAACTTGTTGGGCACGAACAAAGTAAATACTATCAAGATGTTCTCCATCAATATAGAAAACTAATTCCTTCTTTCAAGAACGCAAAAATACTTTCAGAGACAACAACTTCTACCGACCAGGCCACCTTTAAAAGTAGTACTCTGGAAGAGAATAAATAATAAACATGATTCCCCTATTAGATTCTAAGCGCTGGAAGCATACTCACGAATATCCCACATTGTTTGGTTTTGGTACCAAGAATAAAGTCGCTGCAAATCTTTTAAATTATGTTTATGGAGTGGTAATGGTTGTTGCTATGTGCTTTGCTTACCATGCACTGAGCTTAATATTATCCGATTGGAACAAAATATTTGTATTTTTAGCCAGCTTGGCTGTTGTTGGGTTACCTTATTGTATTAAAATTGTGTTGTTCGGAGGTGAAAAATTTCATTTAAAACA